TGGCATCCTCAACGCTGGACAGGCGCACAATCTCGCCAGCCGGGGCGGTACCCGTGGCCAACTTTTGCCCGACCAGCAATACAATCGGCATATCTCCGCCCAGTCCTGCTTGAGAACCGTCTATCTCGATGTAGGCTCCGGGGTAGCGTAATGCCAGCGGCACTTTTTCAAACGAAATCATAATCTATCTCCAGTATGGACCAGCCGGTCAAAGGCAGGCGGGTCGGGTAAATAATTGGTAACCAATGCATCAAACTCGTAACGGTCACGCCAGTAGATATCGCCGTCCGAGTACTCCAGCACCTGACCGCCGCCGAACTTGATCGGCTTTACATCAGGCTCAAGCTCCCAGCCCAGCAGCAACGTTTTAATTGCCTTCCGGTACGCCAGCAGTATGTCGTCGGTTTCGCCAGGCTTATGAGTTCTGACGTTTTCAATCGCCATCACCACATCAAATCCCAGCGTCAGGTCTTCCGCCCGCTCACCGGCGTGACTAACCTTGTCGGCAGCACGCACTACCCAGCAAGCCGGTAACGGCAGCGCTTCCGGCCGTATCTGCGCAAACTCCGCCGCCCCGGCCACCTGCCGAAACCACAAATGCGCAAAGCCAGCAGGCTTGGGTGTCAGATGCATAATCAACGGCGTCAGCGAGATCATTTCGACAAGCTCACTACAGGCATTACCAATCACCCCAAAAACGGGGCGGTCCGCCATAACGACGTGGCGAACTTTCCAGCATCACCGCATCATCAGACAATACCGGATCGGTCGGAGCGGCCGGTATCAGGCTGATAACGCCGCGGCTATGCGATTTGAGCGTATCAATCACGCCTTCATAAGCCTTGCTGACATCATCGGTCATACGCTCCGCGCCCTGCAGGTAATAGAGTGCCACGGTCGATGCCAATCTGGCCAACAGCGTGGTTTGCACTGTCGCCGGAATGCCATGGCTCAACAGCAACTCCTCGGCATCGGCCAGCGCCTTGTCGATCGCGTCCAGCGCCAACACTAAGGCAGCTTGTTCGTCAGTGGTGTAAACACTGATATCGCCTCCGGCTATTGCCGTGCGTAACGCATCATCCGGCGGCATTGCCTTGTCAGCCGGTACCGCCAGCTGCGCCAAACGCCTGGCGTTGCTACGGGCCAGCAGATCGGCTCGAGTTGCGAAGGACACTACGGATTACCTTGCTCGGCCAGAACCAATGCCCACACCGCATCACGGTCAGCGGCAGAGACCGACCAGCCGGTGATCTCGCTCAAAGCGTCGGCCTTGGGGCTGCCAGATACTGTCCATACGTCGGTATTGGCGGGATCAAGCTGGCCGATGGCCTCCTTAATGGCATCATGGCGCGCGACCGCATCGAGCGGTGCAGTGTTGGCGCTCTCTGCCGCAGATTTGTCACCATCACCCCTTGTGACATTGCCACCGTCATTAATTACGGCTCCCTGTGGCAAGCCTGCATTTGCATTGAGCGCATCGTGGTTATTAAGTACATCGGACGCGTCCGTTACAGACGCCCCCGATGTTTGGTCAGCCGACGCGGTACGTTCAAACCCTTCCGGCTCCGTTTTGTTGAGACCTGCATGAGGGTCGGTATACACCACCTCCAGCATCTGCTCCTGTTTCAAGCGCTCGGCGGTGGCCTTGTCCACCTCGTAAGGCTGTTCCGGCCATTCACGGGTAAACTCCATGCCACAGCGGTAAAATTTCTGCGAGGCCTGCTTGGGCTGAACGCGCCCCCAAAGTTTCACTGTCGCCATGATTTAATTCTCTCGTTTTAGTTAATACACCCGTCATTGTTGGCGGGAATTAGTGACTACAGCGTCATCCAGGGACTAACAACCAGCTTAACCTTGTTGTAGTTGGTGTTGCTGGCACCGGCGGCGTTTTGCTGCGCTTTAAGCAGCGCTTCGGCCGCTGCCATGTTGTCAGGGCCGACTACCAGCGTGTCCGGCACAATGCCGAGCCTGCGGTTGCCATCGCCCTTGAATTTCATCATCGCGACAAAGGCGGCTGTGAAGTTGGCAGCATCCAGCGCGGCTTTACTGCCGAATGCAAGTTGCCAGAATCCATAAGCCGCATCGCCACGCCAGCGACCGCCATAACTGAATATGTCATTTTCATATACGCCGTCGCTGTTGGCGGCGCTGTTTTTGATCTGTAATTCAGCAGCCACACGCTCTTGCAAATAAAACGGCTGCGGTGCGCGACCGGTACAGAGCAACACCCAAGGCTCAAGAATACCCGCCTGCATATTGCTGACAGTAGCGACAACGCCGGAACCGTCTTCATTTGGATATACAGGATGATCGGTATCGAAGAAAAACTGTCCGTCGTAGCAGATCGACGTAAACCCGGCAGGCACTGCACTAAACATCAAGTCGTTTTTCAGGTCGATCACAGACTGGCCGTAGCTTTCAATGACGTCGCCGTACATACCGTAGTTATCGTCTTCGAAGGCTTCGCGTGGGATATCCAGCGTGTTCTCGAACTTACGATTTTCAACGGTATAGGCCTGTCTCTTCGCGGCCTTGTGGAGACGCGCACCTACCCACTCCCGAAAAGCAGGGAATTGTGACAGCCAGGCATAAGTATTAGAGGCACTACCGCTGCTGATGGGCTTGCCAAGCTGCTTCCATTCTTCGGTTGTCACCGCCAAGCCCTTGTTGAATCGTGCTTTTAGGGTGGTGTTAAAGGCGGCTATTTCGCCGGCCGTCAGTACTTTAGTTGTCATGGGCTACTCCTGATATGCGCACCAGTGCGCAGGTTTGTTATTTAGAATTTTGTGCGACCAAGTAATCCTCTTCCGATACCCCCATCTTTTTCGCCATCGCCGCCTGCTCTGCTGTCAATGCCGCTACGGACTGCTTGCCATCCACCTGCTTGGTTAGCAGTGCCAGTGGATTTTTCGTGGCCAAGTATTCAGTCAGCGACGCCAACGGCTGCTTTTCCGCCCAGGTTTTTTGTGCGGGGGCCAATAGGCCTTCGGTTAACGCGACCTTTAGTAACGCCTTATGGTCTTCCGTCTCCTTGGTCAGCGCTGCCGTAGCCTTTTCTTGGTCCAGCGCCTCAACTCTGGTTTTCAGTGTGTCGCGCTCCGTGGTTAACGCTGCCACCTGAGTGCTTAGTCCATCACGCTCGACAGTTAGCGATGCCACCTTGTTGCTCAGGCCGTCGCGTTCAACAGCCAGCGCGGCCAGCTGTTCTTTTTCAGTTGCCATATCGTTCTCCTTCGTGGGTTTAAGTAAATCAAAGCGCTTGGATAACGCCGCCATATCCAGTGAGTCCAAGCCATCTAAAGCGGGAGTATTGGTCAGCGCCACCGAAACGATCTCCATGACTTCACCGGTGCGTTCGTAATAAAAAAACACGGCGCTGATGTAGCGATATTCTTTCGCCAGGATGCGAGTCTTGGCATTGGCTGTCCAGCCAATGCCAACTGCATAAAGGCCTTTGCCTTCGCGCCACTCCATCTCATGGAACCAGCCCGCAGCTATCACCGGCTGACCATTCCACTCGGAACGCAGACTTTGGTGCTCGTAATCAATCAGGGTGTCGTTTTTGAGTTCAGCCATGCGTGCTATCACCTGCGCGGCAATGGCCGCATCCAGCATCCAGGCATCGCATTCACGCGGGCGATCATCAGTACCGCGAAACGGGCCAGGCGGCAGCAAATGCGCTTCGGTAGTGACACCGTCGGCACCGACGGCAATCTCGAAGGACAGTACAGCAAGCTTGGTGATGAGTTTGGTTGGCATAGCGACCTCAAAAAACGTGTTGAGGCCATTGTCGGGGAAACGAAGAAAACTAACAGCGCTGGAAATGTTTCCAGCGGGCAGAATGAGCGAACGAAGCAGAGTCGATTTGGGGCGTTTTTTGATCTACCCAGACAAACGCATGGTTAAAAATCTTCGAACGCGGGAAGGGGTGATTCGTATGCGAAATGAGCGGTGTTTGAGGGGTATTTGGAGGACGGCGCAAAACTGCGCCGTCCAACCGTCATCAATTCGATGACACAGAACCCAACGCCACCTCCTTAGCCTCTTTCCGCTGTTTCTCAATTGCTGCATCCACTACCGCCGTTTGCGCAGCATAGCTGGGCGCATTAAGGTGCGTCTTGGCTATGTA